AACAGACTTGACGATGCATTCGGGGTACTAGGTTGGCAAAATGAACACTATATTGATATAAATAATAATGTGGTGTGCAGAATTAAAGTATTTGATGAATCTTCGAACACCTGGATAAGCAAAGAGGACGTTGGTACAGAATCTTATACAGAAAAAGAAAAGGGATCTTATTCCGATTCTTTCAAGCGTGCAGGGTTCAGATTCGGTATTGGGATTGAATTATATGACAGCCCTTTTATTTGGATTAAATGGAATGACTGGAATGATAAGGGAAAGCCGATAGTATACCTAAAAAGATGGAAGATTGTTCTTGATGATGATTCTAAAGGCATTCTAGCAGGTTTTTCAATACTAGATGACAAAGGGAACTTAGTCTGGGGGAAAGGCGTTAAAAGTCAACCTAAACTACAATTTCCAGGAGAACTAACCATATTAGAACAAATTGGCGAGTTTTGGAAAGATAGCAGATTTCAGCCATTCAAACAGCAACTAATCGATGAGTTTGGTGGTTCTCCTTCATCATTACCAGAAAGTGAACTTTCAGCAGTTTTAGAGTTTTGTAAGAATAAACTAAAATTAATCAAGGGGAAATAAATGTTTCTTAATTATAAAAAGTGGCATAGAGAAAATTATGGATTTTGCATAATTACGGGTTCGCCGCATATAGAACAACATCATGTGGTTTCAGTTGGCATGGGAAATAATCGCAAAAAGAACATTCCAGAACATTTGACATTGGTCGGATTAGTCAAGCCACTACATGCAGAGTTACATACTATCGGGCTACGAAGATTCGAAGCCAAATACGGAATTAATCTACATCAGCAAATAATTAAGCAATTAATGATTTATTTCCATGAGGTAAATTTCGACACCAAACTTGATGATGAATTTAGAAACATGGATTATTTGAAGGGAAAAAAATGAAGAAAAATACAAAACAAATAACTAAAATATCACTGCTCGTAGCATTCTGTCTCCAGATGTTATTGTCTGGTGTTTCTTGTAAAGAAGAAAAGTTAAAAATAGAAAACAACTATAGGTTTGAAATAATTGACACTTGTGTTATCAATGAATCAGAACTATTAATAAGATATTCCAAGATTTTAATTGATAAAAAAACAGGCGTAAAATATTTGTATATAAATGGATACTCAACAAGTATCGCAATAACAAGGCTGTGGGAAAAATAAGTCCAGATAATAAGAGTTTAACCCACATGAAAAGGAAAGAAAATGAACAAAGAAAGTCAGAAGAAACGAGTAATTGATTACCTTAAATCAGGTGGCACATTATCAATTTACAATGCTCCTCTAATGGTGCAGATATATCATCAGCTTGCAAGAGCAATTTATTACGCAAGAATTGACTTATTGCTGGAAGGGTATACCATAGATTCGAAGTTGATTTCACGAAATGGGAATAAATATTCGCAGTACACTTTGAGAGAATTGTAATGAAAATATGTAAAATTTGCGGAAAAGAATTTAAGCCTAAAAGTAATAATCAAAAATATTGCTGCAATAGGTGTATTAAAATAAATCAAAAAATAATTGATAAAATAAGATATAAAAAATTTTATGAAAAAAATGAAGAAAAAATAAAAGAGTATCAAAAAAAATATCGAGAAAATAACAAAGAAAAAATAAAAGAATATCGCAAAAAATATTATGAAGAAAATAAAGGAAAAATAAATGAATATCATAAAAAATATCGAGAAAATAACAAAGAAAATTTAAAAGAACTTAATAAAAAATATCGAGAAAATAACAAAGAAAAAATAAAAGAATATCAAAAAAAAATTAATGAATATGATAGCAAAAATTTAACTGGTCGATATATTAAATCTTTATTAACCAATAAAATGAGCCTGAAATTTGAAGATATACCACAAGAAATAATAGAAATGAAACGCCAGCACCTAATGTGCTTTCGTAAACTAAACCAAGGAGAAACGAAATGAAAACAAGAAAAGAAATTCAACAGATGCACCTTCAACAATGGGAAAAATTTATCAATGGCAATGATATTCCATCAAATAAAATGAAGGAAATTAACAAGGGTTTTGGAAATCAAATTAGTGCATTTAGATTTGAACTTGAAGCGAGTAAGCAGGAGAATAGAATGCCTGATTTAGAATTATAACTTGAATAATAGGATAGAAAATGAAAGATAAACCATATTGTCAAGAGGATTTTAGATATGTTTAAAAAAACAATTGGCGATATTTATAGGGAAAGCGTAAATAATAATAAATCTTTCAAATGGTATGAAAAATTAGTGTTAATATTCAAGGAAAAATATGCACGAACTTCATATACTGGGCTAACAACTATTAAATATAAATTTGCTTTTGGTAAAATATATATTGTTAATATTGTCGAGAATGAATTATAACTTGAATAATAGGGGCGTATAACTGTGATTGTATGGATATATTAAAAGATGTTCCTGATAATGAATATAACCTTGCGATAGTTGATCCGCCCTATGGGATTGGAAAATCTTCTGTAAATGGTAGTGGAAAATTGAAAAACAGAAAACTAAATACTGATGATATAAGTAGATGGGATAAAGCACCAAATCAATCCTACTTCAATGAACTAAGACGGGTATCGAAACATCAAATAATATGGGGTGGCAACTACTTCGATTTGCCACCAACTAGAGGTGTAATATGCTGGGATAAGTGCCAACCCTGGGAAAACTTCTCACAATGGGAAATGGCGTGGACATCATATAATAAACCTGCAAGTATGTATAAATATGATAATAGAACAGGTGGCAAAATCCACCCAACAGAAAAACCCATCGTTCTTTATCGGTGGATTCTATCTCGATATGCAAAAGCAGGTCAGAAAATACTTGACACGCACGGGGGAAGTTTCTCCTCAGCAATAGCCTGTCACTCCGAAGGATTTGATTTGGACATCATGGAAATAGCCAAGGAATATTTCGATAACGGAGTTAAAAGATTCAGGCAAGAAACGAGGCAATTAAAGTTATTTTAACTTGAATATATAATAAAAATATTGTATATTTAACCATGAGAAGTAACCGCTCTCATATTGAAAATTGAAAAACGGGCTGAAAAAAAGTGTTAATCTAATTTATGTTTGCAATCAGCCCGCAAACTCCTTGGTCGGAATTTAGGTTAACACTTTTTTTTGTTATCAAAAGGAATTAAATATGATTAAAACAGTCAACGAAATTATAAAATCAACTAACTGGGATAAAGTGTTTGAAGATTCCCAGGTTAGATTTTTTTTCAGAGAGATGATTAATAATGCTAAAAACTATAAAGATAAAAATAAAGCAATAAGATATTTATATAAATATTTCACTCCAAAAATATTAGATCAACATAAAAGTAATCCAAAATTACAAGTAGATGTTTTTAGAGATATATTTTTATTAAACCTAACGCCAATAGAATATATTGCTTATTGCTGTATAAGATATAGACCTAATATTATAATGTATCCTCAGTATCCATTTAAAGGTTATTTTATGGATTTTGCAAATCCTTCTTTAAAAATAAACATAGAATTAGACGGAAAAGATTTTCATAATAAAGGAAAAGACCTAATAAGAGATAATGAAATTAAAAAAGAGGGGTGGAAGATATTTAGAATCCCAGGATATAAATGCTACAAATCTGTAAATTTTGAGGGAGTAGAAGAAATTTCTGACAGCGAATGGAGTTTTTATTTCTGCCAGACTATCGATGGAATAATAGAGGCTATTTCTAAAAAATATTTTAGTACTGATTATGATGAGATTTATGATAAAAAATATTATCATATTAACAATAGTATTGAAGAACATTTGCAATAGGTTTAATATGATTAGTGGATGGATATTATTACATAAAAAATTTATGGACTGGGAATGGTATAACGATATTAATGTAAAAGTATTGTTTATTCATTGCTTATTAAAAGCCAATTATACTGATAAAAAGTTTAAAGGTAAAATTATTAAAAGAGGACAGTTTTTTACTTCATTCGGGAACTTATCTAAAGAAATAGGGCTTAGTGTTAAGCAGGTCAGGACAGCAATTAAAAAATTAGAATTATCGGAAAATGTGGCACACGAAGGGGCAAGCAATGGAATAATGATAACTGTTTTAAAATATGATAGTTACCAAGATTTAAAAAATATAATCGGCAAGCAAAGGGGCAAGCAAGGGGCAAGCAAAGGGCAACAACTAAATAAGAATAAAGAAAAAGAAAGAAATATATATAGGCACTTCGCACATTTAGAAATTTCCATTGAAGAAAATAAAAAATTAATCCAATTAGGATATTCTCAAAATATGATTGATGATATTTATAATAGGATTGAAAATTACAGCGGAAATAAAAAATACAAATCATTATATTTAACTGCTCTAAATTGGTTAAAAAGAGAAAATCAACAATCTAACCAAGCAGATTTCATATGCTAAGAGAATTATACACAGATTACAATATTGATTTATCAAATAATGCAACTGGTCAACATTATACAGTTTGTCCTCAATGTTCATGGAAGCGAAAAAAGCAAAATATCAAATGTCTTGGAATCAATGCTGACAAAGGTTTTTGGCATTGCTTTCATTGCGGATGGTCTGGTGTATTGAAAAATAAAGGAGAGGATTATATTATGCCAATAAAGAAATATGCAAAACCAAAGGTTATCGAATCAACAGAGATGCCAAGCAAAGTGATAGATTGGTTTGCCAGTAGAAAAATTACAATAGAAACTTTAAAACATTTCGACATAAAAAACGAAAAGACTTATTTTAGTCAATCAGGAAAAGAGGAATCAGCAGTTGTATTTCCATACAAACGCAATAATGAAATAATAAATTACAAGTATAGGTCAGGCAGTAAACATTTTAAACAAAGTAAAAACGCAGAGAAAATATTTTTTAATCTTGATTGTATTGACAGTGAATTGGATTACTTAATAATTTGCGAAGGTGAAATTGATGCTTTAAGTTTTTATCAAGCAGGATATAAATATGTTTTATCAATTCCTGATGGAGCTCCTTCACCAGATGCTAAAAATTTCGATGGTAAATTTGATTACATAGTAAATTGTGAAAAAGAAATCAAAGATATTGATGCAATTATTATCTGTGCAGACAATGATGAGGCAGGGCGTGTGCTGGAAAAGGAACTTTCAAGGCGTTTAGGGCGTGTTAGGTGCTTTAAAATTGATTATCCAAGTGATTGTAAGGATGCGAACGAAATACTCGTTAAATACGGTAAGAATGGGATTGATGAATTAATTGGAAGTGCTTATGAGTATCCAATTCAGGGCGTGTTTTCCGTAAAAGATGTATGGTCTGATGTTTTGGACTATTGGAAAAATGGAATATCAGCAGGTTTTTCAACTGGATTTCATCTACTAGACAAGCATTATACAATAAGACCTGGAGAAATGACCATTTGGACCGGTTATACTGGACACGGAAAGAGTGAATTTTTAGATCAACTATTAATTAATTTAGCATATAATCACGATTGGAATATTGGAGTTTGTTCTCTTGAAAATTTGCCTATTAAAAATCATATTGGGAAGCTAATATCAAAATATAATGGAGTGCCTTTTCATGGTATTAACGCAATGCAAGAATCAGAAGTTATCGAAGGAATGACTTTTTTGGAAAAAAGATTCAATTTTATATATCCTGAAGAAGTCACTTTGGATAATTTATTAGAGATTGCAAAACAACTAATTACTCGGAGGGGGATAAAAGGCTTTGTTATAGATCCGTGGAACGAATTGGAACATAAAAGACCAGCACAACAGCAAGAAACTGATTACATAAGTGAATCGTTATCCAGAGTAAGGCGATTTGCTAGAGATAATGATGTGCATATCTGGGTGGTGGCACATCCTACCAAACCGATAAAAGGAAAAAAACTTGAAGCACCATCACTTTATGATATTTCAGGATCGGCAAATTGGGCTAATAAGGCAGATTGTGGAATTTCTGTATTTCGCAGACCAAATGATTTAGCAGTTGATATTAATATAAAAAAAATAAGGTTTAAAGAAATCGGGAAACGTGGAGAAGTTGCATTTGATTATGATGTTGAATCAGGCAGATATAAAGAATCATCATTGCAAAAGGATTGTCTTTTTTAATTTATATAAATAATTTATTATTTCACTTGACAGTAATATATATATTTACTATATTCAAGTAACGTTAAAAAGGAGAAGAAATGATTTTACACGAATGTATCGAAGGTGAATTTGATATAAAAATAATTGGCGATGAGTACACTCAGGCGTTATATTGGCGAAAAGATAAGGGCTGGAACTTCGGATTTTGTGGAGTTGATGAAAATCCACCTGCTATGATGGTAAGATTCAGAGCAAGGCAAACGAATAAAATGGAAAGGGGGATAATGTTTGAGAAGTTGAAAAAGAATCGATCAGAGAAAGTGGCAAGACAGATTTTGTATAGGTACTGGGGATGAAAACAATAATAAAGCAATTCAATAAAAAAAAGCAGATAGCAATAATTAATGAATATCTAATATCTTTGGATTATAAAAAACCAATCGAAGTTGATATTAAGCCACTTCATAAAAAGCGGTCAACTGACCAAAATTCAGTTTACTGGACATGGTTAAAAATAATCTGTATTGAGCAAGACGGAGATAAAAATCCAACCAAATTAGATATTGAGATTAAACATGAAACATTTAAAGAATTGCTACTTGACCCGATCGGGGAATCGAAAACAGGAAGGAAAATTTATTCGACAAAACATCTCAAAACGATAGAATTTAATGAATACATGGAAAAAATAAGAATGACCGTAGTTGATTTTCTAGGCTTGAGTTTATTTTATCCAAGTGATGGGGAATTATACGATCAAATGTTAAGTGAATTTGGGCTATAGTGGACTAAAAACAAAAAGTTAAACAATGATTAGAAACGCAAAAAAAGACGCAAACCAGAAAGAGATTGAAAACTATATAAAAGCAATCGGAGGAGAGTTCCAGGATTGTACTCAATTAAAAAACGCTTTTGATTTATTGATGGGATACAAAGGAAAGTTATATATAATTGAGGTTAAAAATCCTGAATATTTATCTAAAAAATTATCCAAAGTTGAGAGGTTGGAGAAATCACTCACAGAAGGGGAGAAAAAATGCAGGGATAAGTTCGAAAAAGTCGGAATAAATTATTATATTATAGAGGATATAGAAGGAATAAAGGAGATGTTAAAATGAAGAAAAAACTAAAACAAAAAGATGTAGAAGAATGTTTATTTAAAATTCAAAAAATTTTAAGTGAGTATAATTGCGAAATAGTATTCGATGAAGAATTGAATGACACGATAATCGTCGATAAAGATAGTTTGCAATTTGTTTCTGCAAAACAATACATGATGATTGAATATGAAGGGGAAAGAAAATGGGAATAATAAGTAAAAAAGAAGCAAACCAAATGACCAAAAAAGAGAAAAAGATTATGGGAATTGTAAAGAATGTGCAATAAAATCAACAAAACTAAGTGCTATTGAAGTGATAAAGGAGGTGTTAGATGGACAAAATTAAAGCCACCGAGGACACTATGGTTGATTTATTGAAATTGAAATTTGAGGAAGATGTAATTAAATTATTTAGAGATTTTGAAAGGGAAAGAAAATGAATCCAGAAAGAAAAACAACAATAAATTGAATTAGGGGATGTTAAAATGAATGAAATTAATAAGATTATACTGGAATCAGTCGATGAAGATATTAAAGATCTTTTCTCAAAGATTGACAGTGACCTATACCATCATGAAACACCGTTGAAGATTCACATTGCAAGGCATTTGAAATTAATATCAGAAGCGTTAAAGGTGAAAAAATGAAACATTCAAAAGATATTCAAAAATTAAAAGAATCGCTGGAGATGCTTCCAATAAGACACCACACACATCATGTTAACGGACAACTGAATATTATTGATTTAGTTATTCCGCTACTGGAAGATTACGAGGAGCAACTTGATTTAAAGGATAAAAGGATTCAGGAGTTGAAAGATAAATTATATCAGGCAAATTTGAGATGATACCTTTTTTAACTTACGTATATAATCACTGAGTGGGTGTAAAAACCCACTTGTTTTTAACCGTAAAAATGATTAAATTGGGGTAATATGAAAAAGATTATAATATTGATTATTAAGTGTTTAAGTTACCTGATTGAGAAAAACCAAGAAGGTGCAGAGGAAACTATGGAAGAGATTCAAGAACAATGGATTGAAGTGAGATGAAGATCGTAATTTTGATAGCAATTTTACTAATCGCAATGACATTGATAATAGCATTAACAACATGTCAAATTTCGAGCATGTATTCAAGAATTGAGGAAGAAAATGAAAGAGATAGATGAAGTAAGGAAAGAGTATGAAAGAACATTGGATATGTATTGCAATAAAACAGGGTGCGAAGCGTGTATTTTTGCAAGATACGATGGCGACGGAAAGCAATCAAGTGAATGCAGAGCGACTGATTTACAAGGCATATTGTTGGAGTTAGAAAGGGAAGTAAAATGAAAGAATATCTAAACGGAATATTCCTAAAGGAAAAGAAATTCGATAATGGAAGTGTAATAAATGCAACTATTACAGAAACATTCTTAAATGATGCCAAAAGTAAGATGCAAGACGGCAAGTTGAGAGTAAGGATTCAGGAGAGAAAAGAAGCCGATAAATATGGGAATACGCATTATGTCACAGTGGATAACTGGAAACCGAAAGAAAAAGTAAGCCCGATTCCAGATAATAGCGATATTCCTTTTTAATTTGAAATTAAATAAAAATTTAGTTAGATTAAACCATGTACGATAAGCAGAAAGAATATAAAAAAGCCTGTCAACTTATTGTAGATAATGAACTTATACTCATGGAAGAGGTTGTTTCATTGTTACCAATGAGTACTTCAACTTTTTACGTTTATTATCCTGATGGTTCGGAAGAATCGGAACACTTAAAAGAACTTATCAACAATAATAAAGTCAATACTAAGATAGATTTAAGGAAGGACTTCAAAACGGGAAGTTCAACTGAGAAGATAGTATTATATAAACTCTGTGCAACAAGTGAAGAAAGAAATGTACTATCAGATAAATCAGAAAGGGCAAGTACGGCGGTAGATTTAGCCGAATATGCAAAGATAATGCAGGGAGCATATACAACGAAGGATAAAGATGAATCTTGACCCTCGAAAAATGCCCGATGTGTTGAGAGATTTAACTCCTATTCAGGAGACTTATTTAAATGATACATCTCATCGATTTCAAGTAGTCACAGCAGGGCGACGCTCTCGAAAGTCTTTAATCGGACGTAGGAAAGTATTAAATGCTGCTCTAAAGAATCCTAATCATTCTTATTTTTATGCTGCACCTACCTACTCACAGGCGAAGGGCATATTTTGGGAAAATCTTCTAAAAGATACACATTACATAAGAAAATCAGTTAATAAATCAGATTTGATTGTTATACTTCAAAACAATACGAAAATTCAAGTATTTGGAATGCAGAAAGCTGATAGAATAGAGGGGCAGCCTTGGAACGGCGGACATATTACAGAAGCAGGAACGTGTGTAACTAAATCGATCTGGATGGAGAATTTGAGACCAGTTTTTGCGGACACTCAGGGATTCTGTATATTTGATGGAGTACCAGAAGGACGAAACTATTACTTCGATCTTGCGTTAAGATGCTGGAATGGAGGTATTGAAAAACCTGAACCATACAACGGAGCGACAGGATTCAATCCTGATAATCCTGAATGGATTCATTATAATTGGTTCTCAAGTGATGTACTCCCGAAACATGAATTGGAAGCAGCAAAAAGGGATATGTCAGAACGCCTTTACTTGCAAGAGTTCGATGCAAGAGTTCGAAGGTGCATTTGTTGACTATTCAGGACTTGCCTACTGGAACTTTTCAGAGAGCAATATTTCTAAATGTGATTATAACCCAAACTATACAGTATCTATTGGAATGGATTTCAACGTTGACCCGATGACAGCTGTACTTACTCATGTTTACCAAGACCGCAACGGGGACGAGATAGTTAAGCAATTCGGCGAGTTTTATTTGCCTAACTCTAATACGTGGGAAATGGTAGAATTAATAGAGGATAAATTCAGCTGTGCAGGCGGTTCGTTAAGGAAAAGATTAATAGAAATATATCCAGATTCAACAGGTTCTCATAATTCAAGTAATGCTACTAGGTCAGATATTGCAATACTTAGACAGGCAGGCTTTACAGTCAAAGCAAAGAAAAGCAATCCAAGACAAAAGGATAGAGTTAATTGCGTTAATAACTTGTTTAAGAGTAAATCAGGAAAGATAAGATACCAAGTTGACCCAAGTTGTAAACATACTATTGAGGATTTCAACAAGGTAGAAAGCCAATCAGATGGC